GGTTCCGGGGCCTTCACGGGTTCCGGGGCCTTCACGGGTTCCGGGGCCTTCACGGGTTCGGGCTTTGGCGCAGTAGGTGCCAGCGGCTTCGCACCAGCGGGCATTCCCACCGTCGTGATCCGTTTTTTGGGATCCCGAACATCCGTCCACGTCAGATACTCTTTCCCGTTTCGGCTTTCCTTCGCGGCCAGTTTCCCGTGCCACGTGTGCCCGAAGATCGTGAACTCCGTGATGCCCGAGTGCTCGGATTGCGCGGATTGCGCGGATTGCGCGGATTGCGCGGGGGGTGACGAACTGTACCCACCAGCCCCGTCGGGGTAGCGGTATTCCCAATCCGCGCCACGCTTCCTGCGCTGCCCACCGGGGTGCTTTGTGTTCGGGATAGGCTGCCAGCCTCCACCTGCGGGCGGGTGCGCGACAGGCGCAGGTGCGGGCTTCTCGGGGGCCTTCATCGGCGATCCAAACAAGTCCAGCTGCGCAGCCTTGGTCAGCACGAACAATCTCATTTGTTACCTCGGGGGGTCATGGTTTGCAATTTGGTGCTCGAATGCAACGACGCGCGGCTTTCTTGGGGTGCCAGCAGGTTCGCGTGCGCTTGCGCCGAATCTACTTCAGGTCGTGCCACGTCCATTGACACGACACCAGCGAATCCGTTGACAGGACGCACCCAGCTGGAATCCGCCGTGTGCTTGCCCTTGAGATCAAAACGCTCGCGACCACGCAGCAACGGACGCTTTTTGCGGCGACCAGGCTGCCGCGCTTCCTCGCGTCCCAGCGGCCACGCGGGGTTAGGCTCCCCTACCCGCGGACTGCGTAGGCGCTTCGTGCCCGCTTGGGCACCCATGCCGCCAATGATCGCAGTGTCCAAACCAGCGTCTACGTACAGGCTCTCGGTGGCACCTGCCTTACGCAGGTACGCGTACACCTCGTCCAGCTTCGCGCGGTCGCCAGCTTCCCCGGCACGTGCGCGCTCGACGACACCTCCGAACTCCGCGAACGGGATCCCGGCGTGGTCCACTGCCCACAGCCATTCCGTCAGCTTTATCTCGGCCTTGATCAACTTGCCGTCCGCTGCGTAGACCTTCCGGCGAAACTCGCTCAGGGGCAGCGTCTGCATCGACCCGAAGAACGCAGGGTTGTCGTAGTGCGCAAGGTACACGCGCTTGGCCTCGGCAGCAGACCCGAATCCCAGGAAACACTTGTCCTCGTCGGGCAGCTTGAAATCCGGGGCCTTCATCGTGCGCACCACGTAGACGTTCTTCGCTTCCGCATCCGGGCCGACGAACACGTCAACGTGGTCCCCGTCAGCGCCAACAGTGTTGCGAATGTAGCCGTACGGATACAGCATCGTGGTTTGGCCGTCCTCACCCGTCTCGGCGTTGTGCCAATGCCGGATGCTGCCCTTGCGGTTCTCGATGCTGATATTGAACCCCTGGAACTTCATGCGCCCGTGCAACTTGCGGGCTTTCTCAAGCGGCGTGCCCTCTCCGTAAGTTGCAGATTTTGCAACTTTCCGATCTTTTTTGGCAGCAGCAAGCGCATCCGTAACGAACTCGTGCTCGTCCGCCACACGCTGCCGCATCTTCTCCAACCGGGAACGCTGCGATCCCTCGGGCAACGCTGCGATCTCCTTTGTCAGCGTCTTCAGCGCAAAATCTAAATTCATCTGCACCACGAAATTCGCGGGTGATTTATCCGACATACTCAACGCGATCTTGGCCTTGTGTTCCCCGGCAGTCGCATCACGATGCACGAACGTTTCGCCATTCTCGCGGTACAGGTGCTCCAGAGCTTCAAGATCGTGTGCCACCTCGTAGGGCATCCCCGCGTAAGTACCCATCGTCTCTTTTTTGGCGGCCTGATACTGGCCCGCCTTCCCGATGTCGAACAGAACAGCGTTCCCCTCGGCGTCCAGACCCACCTGCACGGAATCACGCAAAGCGTACCCCTTCTCGTGCATGGCCAGCACACTCGCTTGCGCAGCGTCCAACTGCGCACGCGTCAGCTTCTCAGGGATCGTCACGAAGGGCTTGATCTGGAACCCCTTGTCTCCGTGCTGCACGTACAACGATTGCTGAATGCCGGGCACGCCAGCCTCATACAGCTTGTTGCCCACCGTCACCTGCTTTTCCAGCATGTAAGCAGCAGCTTCGGGGGTGCGATGCCCAGGATTCATCGGCTGATAGGGCACCGTCGTGGACATTTTCACCACGTGGTCGCCAACCTGGAACACCACGCCGTCGTCACCCTTGCCCAACAACGTACCCTTGCCGTTGATCACGTCGTTCACCAACGTGTTCTCCGACGTGGCGGGCAGATCCACCTTGCCCGACAGATCGTTCACAAAATGCCGCAAGGAAGTAGCGGGCATCGCAATCGACATACCCTCCTTGCCGTCCCACGTTTGCGCAACGGACACCATGCCGTCCTTGATGCCCTGCACCTTGAACTGCACAGCCTGATCGCGCCCGAGTACGCCAGGGGGCAACGTGTGCACTGTCCCGACAGCCAAAGGATCAGACGCAGGTTGCGTTTCTTCGGGAGCGGGTTTCGTTTCGCGGGAAGACCACCGTTCCCAATCCGACTTAGGCACCACCGCTTCAATGTGCGTGTCACCGCGTGCACGCGCAGCGGCCACGCGATGATTCCCATTGGGCACGTACAACGTGCCCTTACCCTTCGCGTGCGAACGCGAACTGTATGACGCGGAAATAGCGGGCATAGGTGTGCCGCGTTCCGCGTACTCCTTCACCCTAGCGGTGTCGGCAGGATCAATCGCGTCCAGGTGTTCCAACGGCACAGTCACGCGCACGTGGTCCTCGTCGCGCACAGATCCTACGGTAGCGGGTTTTCCGTGCTTGCCGCCAGTGTCAGCCTCGGCCACGTGTGCGCGCACAGCGTCTGCGGGCATGTGTTCCTCCCACGGGATCGTGTGCTGCGGGTCGGCCCACTTGCCGCCACGAGGCCCAATGAACGGCCCACCTTGCCCAGCCTTGGCAATGTCCGCGCGCGCGCCGCGCGAACCTTCCCCACTGTGATCGCCGAACAGCTTCATCTGCTCGGCCTTTTCGAGCTTGCGCAGCTTCTTGTAGTACTTCGGATCCTCTGCCAAGTGATCCATCGCGATCTCGCGTGCCAGCTTGCGATCTCGCGTGTGCTCCAACTCGTGCGCGGTCCCCTCGCCCAAATCCGCCGAGTCGAACTGCGCGGGTAGCATCCTATCGGCACGCCCACCGGGCAGCTGATCCCGGTAGCCCTGTCCAGCTTTTGTCCGGCTTTTGTCCAGTGGCTGTCCAGGCTCGTCCAGGGGTACCAAATTCCAGGCAGCATCGAACCCCCACCCCTCGGGAACCTCGACAGCTTGGCACCGGCAATGCGGGTGCACAGCACCCAGCACGGCTTTCCAGTCCGCGCGCTTCCGGCCCGCATTCGTGGTGCCGTTGGCCATCCACCAGGACGCGGGCCTCACCACGGGGCGTCCCTGCTCCAGGAACAGGTCTTTGCACGCGGGGCACGCATCCGGTTCCGGGATCTTGGCCATCCCGGCGTCAGACCCTTTGCGGGTGACGATCTCGGACACGACACCCTCTTGATGCGCTTGGTGCGTCTCCGTGATCGCGATTCGATCCCAGTCGCGCGCCCAGTCTTCAGTCAAATGCCCGAGACGTGACTTCAGCGTCTTGACCGTCGCGCGCTCGGCAATCGCCCGACTTGTCTCGGTGCGAATCCCTGCGCGTGTGCGCTCGGCCAACTCCTGATCGGCGTCCACCAGCACGCGCCCCAGTTCCGAGCTGTACGTGTTGCCCAGGCCCACGCAGAACGTGCCTGCACGTTGCTGTGCAACCTCCACTGCATTCCGTTCGGCGACCGACAACGGACGCGGATCCTTCCGCAGGAACTCGCCCAGCTCTTTGTAGTCCCACTTGCGAGACGCGGGCTGTGCCTGCATGGCTTGCCCCAGCCGGTAGCTGGCCTCCACCATGTCCGCGTAACTCAGGTCTTCGGGCAGGTACCCCTCGGCCTTCAGCCGATCAAATTCGGATTGCGTAACCCGGTACCCTGACGTGCGGATTGCGACGGCGGTACTCCCGTCCCGCAAAATCTGCGTAATCGCGGCAATTTGTTCTGGCGTAAGGACCATGCCTTCATCCCCCAAGTACCTTGGCGATTTTCGAGTCCATGTGCTCGCGAACGGTGGCCACGTGATCGCGCTTCATCGCACGGATCAAACCAGTCAGCGCAGGGTACTCCACCTGCAACGGGGCCTTGGGTTTCTCGGCCTTGATCAACGCATCCTCCGTCAGCTTGTGGACGGCGCGACGAACATCGTGCGCGCGTTCCGCAAGCTCCCCCGGCCTCTCCTCGATGATGCGAACCTTCATGACAGGTTAGGCTTTGCTGCCTGCCACGAAATAAGACACCTCGGCCTCATTCGCCGGATCGTCGTTGGTGACAGACACCGACGTGATCACGCCGCGCAGGAACAACCGACCCTTGGTTCCCGTCGATGGAGGCCCCACCTTGAACCCGGTAGCGGCACCGTTCAGCTTCACCGTCAGCTCGCGCACGCTTTCGATGTACAGCACCCTGCCCGTCACGACCTTGCCGAACGGCAAAGCGTAATCCGCCTCGGCTGCCGCCAGAATGGGCTCCCCGGATTGCTCAGTCTCAAACTGCTCGGTTTGCGACGTAAGGTTCTTTTCCTCACGGCGGTACGTGCAGTTTTGCTCGTTCGCATCCGTGGCGGAACTGATTATGACTTGCTGGCGTACGTAAACTGACATTTTTGAGTGCTCCTAAAGATCGATATCGTACACGCGAACACGCGCACGCTTGGATGTTGTTGTGCCGCTCTTGCGCAAATCAGAACGGACACGCCTCGACTTCTCAGCCTCTGCGTCTTCGTCAGCAGGAAACAGATCATCGTACTCGGCGCTTTGTGTGAGATCGCCGTCTGCGAACTGCGTGGGATCTTCCTCGGGATCCACACTCGGCGCTTGCCCATCGTCCTGCTCGTCACCTTCTGGCGCTTCACCAGGCTCACCACCGGGCGCACCTTGTTGCTGCATCCCCTGCGAATTTTGCAACCAGATCTGACTCAGAATGATCTGACCCTTGCCGTCCGGTAGCGGATCCATGTCGTTCTCGGCACGCAGCTCGTCTATCGTCTTCAGAAATTCCGATTCGGTCTTTTGCTGATCGATTGCGTCCTTGCTGGACTTGGTGTCCATGCCCATGAATCGGAACTCGAACGTCGGATCGATAGGCCAGATCAGGTACTCGTTCATCCAGCGCGCCACGTCCTTCAGCAAGGGACGCAACCCACGATCCTTGCTCGACTGCAACTTCGCTTCGACAGGTGCTTGGAACATCGCCTGCGACTGCCCAGTGTTGCCGTACACAAAATTGATCTCAGCCGGATCGAACTGGTACACCGAACAGATCACCTTGATCAGGAAGTCCATCCAGGCGTTGTACTCCATGTCCCGGTTGTTCTTGCCAAAGTCGATCCACTGAAGATCGTCCACGTTGGTCATTGGTACTCGGTGCGAATTGTCCACACCGGCCATCATCATTTTCCACTGACGGCGGAAAGCATCGACCTTCTTATCGGCGACCGCGCCTTTGAAATTCATGACGCCGTTCACCAGTGAACCCTGCGAGAACGCGCGCTTGTTGTACTCGAACGCCCACAGCGTAGCGGTCACGGTGTTGATCAGCATCTCCAGCTCGGAGAACCCGTAGCCATTCGCGCGAATGTCAGACCGCGGGTTACGCACCCCGAAGCACAGCTCATGCGCTGCCCACTCCGTGATGATCACCTCGTCATACACTTGGACGTACTTCACCTGATTCGGGTCTTGGTACACCTCGGCTCCAGGCGGTACGTCGGCCATGCGAATCGTAGCACCGTCCAGCGCGTAGAACTCCGCAGGAATCCCCTTCCGATTGCGCACCACCTCGAAACACGCCTGATCCAGGTCCAGGGAGTCGCGGACGATTTTGCGCAAGAACGTCTTGAAGTCGTCGCGACCAGGCTGCCAGCGGGAACCCGTGCACAATATCCAGTCTTCCAGCTGGCGCATGCGGATCTTGTCCTGCTTCGACGGATGCGCCTTCGTGTCTCGCAACGCGACGGTGAATCCAGGATCGCGCAAGTCCGTCTGCCTCTGCGCGAACGCCGACACCTGCGTGAGGCGCGTCTGCGTAATGGCAGTCACCGTCGGAACACGCTTGGCCATTTCGCGAAGCGTGTTGTACGTGAGGCCGCTCGGACGATCTCGGTAGCCCAGCTGATCGATCAGCGCAAACGGATCGAACAGCAAACCGCGTGGATCTTGTTCCGCGGCCTGCGGCGGTACCTCGGACTGCACGCGTGGCGTGGCTTCCAGCGCGGCAGTACTGCCGTCCGTGGGGGCTCCCTCGCCTTCAGCTTTGAGCAAGGCGTTGCCTGCATCGGCCAACGCCTGCCACGCCTGCACAATGTGCTCGTTCAACGCCACGGCGAATTACTTTGCTCCTCGCACCATCTCCCGCCCGCCACCTTGTGCAAGCATGCGCACGCTGCTCGCGTGCTCTTGCGGGCGTGCAATCACTGCACGTCCGTAGGGCGTCCCATCCTCCAGAATGCGCACGGGTGCCGCTTCAGCCTTCTGCCAGCCGCGCACGTCCGGCGCGTCGAAATTGGCGGGCACACGCTGCTCAGGCGACAACGGGCTGTACGCGTCCTTGAACCAGTCGGCGAGGCCACCGTTGCCCCGGTTGTCCACCTGATCGTCGTCCAGCACGTTCACCAGCTCATTCGCCCGCATGAACGACTCGCGCAGATCCCCTCCGCGCGAACCTTGCTGATCGAACTCGCCTTGGTAAATCGTGCCGCCTGACGGCTCGCCCTTGGTCAGTCGCGTACCGCGCAAGCCCAACAGTGTGTTGCGGCCATCGCGGGCAATCGAATCAGCAGACGCGCCCAGCACGGTACGTCCCTGCTCGACGGCCTTCACCATCGCGTCTTCGTCGCCTCCGTCCACACGGACGACCATTCGCCCTTTCCGCATGTAGGAAGCAGGTGCAGCGGCGGGTGCCGCCTCCGACTTGCGCAGGTCGGTACCACCTCGATCAGCCTTGCCCATTCGCACGGCGTCCACCTTGCGGTCTTGCTGCGCCTGCAAAATCTTGTGATCGATCAGCTCCATTTCCAGAGCGTCACGCTCCAGACCCATCTGCACACGCTCGGCGTGCTGCGTGTCGCGCACAGCCTCGGCGCGCTCGTTCTCTTTTTCGCGGGCAGATTTCGGCAACTCTTGCAGCTCGGTCCACGTCTTGAGCTGCTTCTGCTCAACCTCGTGGGCACGTGCCGTTTCCAAGTGCCGCTTGAGCAAGCGCAGTGCGCGCTCGTACAGAGGCGTGTACTGGAACTGCGACGCCCAGCTGGTCGCATCGCGGCCACCGTAACCCAGGGACAGCGCCTTGCGCAGGTCCATCAGACCCGCGTGCAAATCTTTCGGGTACTTCTGTAGCCACGACTTCGCGACCACGCGCGGATCCTTCTCCTGTGCCGCTTCCGTGGGGTTGGCTCCCTGCGGTGGGATCGGGGGCGCGTTACCGCCTCCCATCTGCGGGGGCATGCGACCAGGCTGTGCGCCAGGGGCTCCAGGCTGCGCGGATTGATCCGGGGGCGTCCCGGCCACTGCCTGCGTGGCTCGCTCAGCAGCGGCCACCGTGTTGCCGTGCTCACGGGCCTCGTTCAGCTTCTTCGCGCTGGACGCAGCTTTGCTGTGCGCCATCGCGGCCTGCATGTGCATCAGCGCCTTCGACTTGTGGTGGTCCTCGGTGCCCACCTGCGTGCCCTGCTCAGGTGGCATGCCCGCAGCACCCATCGGGGCCTCGGCTCCTCCCTTGGCAGCGGCTCCCTGCTTCATGGGAAAGGGCGCGGGTGCTCCCTTCGGCGCGGGCACGCTCGGCTTTGCGGCCTGTCCACCGGGGGTCGGCGAGCCCGCGTTCAGGGCAGGGGGCTCGTCCTCGCCCTCGTCCTCGCCCTCGTCCTCGCCCTCGTCCTCGCCCTCGGCAGCAGACGGCTTGGGCGCGAAGGGATTGACCCCTGCCGCCTTGATCAGCGCGTCCATTTCCGACTCCACGTATTGCCCGGCTTTGTTCAGATCCATGTGTTCTCCCGACTTGTGCAGCTCACCCGCGATAACTTTCGGGGCTTGCTTTGACGCAAGCCACGCAGCATCCGACAACTTTTTCGCGGCAGAAATAGGCGCGTCATCCGACAGCTTTGGCGCAAGAACATGCTCGGCCAACCACTTATCGGAAGGCTGCGCGTCCAGCGCCTCATTGTGGGCCACCATTGCGGCGTGGTGCTGCTTGACCTTTGCGGCATTCCCCGCAGCAAGCGCGTGGGCAGTTTCCACTGCGTGATAGTCCACGCGCGACGAATGCTTGCTCGCCGCCGAGTAATCGGAGGATTTTTGTTGAACAGGGCGTGCCTTCCCGCTTGCGTACGCGTAGTCGCCCCAACGTGAAACGCCGTCAGCTTCAGCGGAAGCATGCTGCGCGAACCTGCTGGCATTCAGTGCGAATTGCAAAACACTCACAACACGTTCCGCACGGTCCTTGGGAACATCAGTCCCCAACGATACGTCAGCGTCGTTCAACTTGTCCGCAGCGACGGCATGTGCCCCGTGCGCTTTTTCGTGCGCGTCCAACAGGGGCCGAATTGTATTCGGGATTCCCAATTTCTTCTGCGTCGTCAGCTCATTCTGTAACCGCGTGACAGCTCCAGCGTGATCAGCGGCCAGCTTGGTGTGATGATCCTTCAGTGCGGACACGTATTCACGCGTCGCGGTCATTGCCACTTTCGCCTGTGAGTAACCGTCCGGCTTCTTCAGGTACGCGGCTTCTTTCGGGTGCGCGTGCGCATACTCTGCCGAACGGTGCATTTGACTCAGCGTACGCCCGCCAGACATTGCGGGTGGACGCCCAGGTGTCGAAATTTCGACCGCACGTTCATTCTCAAATTCTTGAAAGGACAACGTGTGTGCGAGTTGACGGTTAGCACGGGCAAGCACGTCAGCCGCATCCGGCTTTGGCGCACGGACACGCGGCTTCTTCGCTGCCGCGGGCTTGCTCTTGCTGCCCTCGTAGATCGGCTTTCCGCGTGACGTGTGACCGATCACCTTCCCACCTCGCGAACCTTCCCCACTGTGATCGCCGAACATCTTGAGCTGATCGGCCTTTTCAATCGGCACGGAACCGTTGAACGCTGCTCGACTGGACAACGGATCGGAAACTGACCGATTCGCGAGTGTCCTGTGCTGCCCCTCTGCCTGCGGATTCTTCATGGTTGCCTCGTGATCGGCCAGCACCGTGTGTGCGTGCCTCGTGTGTTTCTCGGCCAGTTTGCTCGCGTCGTGCGCCCGTTTACTCTGCTTTTGGGACTCGTCGTAGTTGCCTGCCAGGGCCGCATCGTGCGCGGCAGTGTGGCGAGCGTACGCCACTTGATGCGCTTCCGCAGCATTTCTTGTGCTCGTGCCTTGCGTAATCGCCGTTGAAGGTAGTCCCGAGCGTTGCTCGTGGTGCGCGTGGACAGCGGCCATCTCACGGTGGTGCGCGCCCAGGCGCTTGTGCTCGGCAAGCAACGCCTTCTTTTCGTAGATTGGGTCTCCCCCTGCCGAGTACCCGATCACTTTTCCGCCCCTGGACCCTGGACCTTTGCCGTGCGCAGGGGCAGCAGACGGGGCACCGCCGAACATATCGAATTGCTGCGGCTTCGGTGCCGTGCGCGTAATCTGCGGGGCTCCACCGAACAGCCCGTATTGCGTGGCCTTGTTCATGCCCATGCCTCCTGCGCGTGGCTGCGTAATGCGCGCTGTGCGAGCGACTTGGCCAGATCAGACACGCTGGCACGCGCTCGGGACGCCACCAGGGCCTCAAGCTGCTCATTCAGGACAGGGGCCATCCCCAGCGCGCGGGCGAACTTGGGATCCGCCTTGGCCTGCTCCTGAATGAAGCTGCGCAAGCTACCCACGATCTTGCTCCCGCTCGGCGGATTTTTGGGACTCGCCGACCACAGGGCAGCTCGCATCAGGTTGTCCAGCTCCCACAGCACGGTCTGATTGACGTACGCAGCTGCGGCTTCCAGGGCCTCGGGTGACACCCCTGCTTTGCGCAAGTCAGCTACCTCGCGACGGCTTGCCACCTTTTCATCGGCCTTCGTCGTGACGCCAAACACGTCTTTCAAAACGTCGGGCAGTTCCTTCTTGGGCTCGGCGAACATACTCATGACCGCCCCGTGATCGTGTTGCTGGCGATGTGCCTCCAACGCAACCTGTTTCATGCGCGCAGGGAACCCGCGCACCTTGCCGCCGTGCTCGTGCAAAATCGCGAGCAAGGTGTGCGTCAGCGGGCGGCTATCGCGCTGCTCGAACATCGACATTTGACTCATGTAATCTGCCCGGCCACTGGCCGTGCGCTTGAACCCCTTCGATGCCATGTCGCGATCCAGCTTGATCGCCGACTGCAACGAATCCCTCATATCCCAGCCGTTACCCTCGGCTTGCAGGAACGACGGCACCGCCAACGCTATCGACTCGCGCCATACGGCGGGCATCCCGTCCAGCAATGAAGCATTCGGGATCATGCGCGCGGCCATCACACGCTGGACCCGCATGCGTCCATCCTCGTTCAGCAAACCGCTGTCCTGCGACACAAACTGTGCCCGGTTTACCTCGTCGATCACGCCTGCGTGTTCCAAATCCTTGACGAACTCCCGCGAATTGCCGCTCGACAGGAAATCGTTCAGCGTCTCGTCGGGCTCCATCCGGGCGATCAGGCTGTCCACCAGCTCGGGCGTGACCATGTGGGACACTGCCACCTCCTGCGAACGTGGATCCAGGCCCTGCGTGAACGACTCGTTCATTCGGCGACCCAGCAACCGCAACTTGTCCGTGTCTTTCCCGGCCTGCACACGCCTGACTAGGATCGGCTGCTTCATGTTCGCCACGTGGGCAGCGTCCATCCCGTACGCTCGCGCGTGCTGCGCAAGGTACTGCTTCAAGGCCAGCCCGTTTTCCGGGTACAAGTTGTACGCACGCTGCATGCCCATCGTGCGCCCGTTGCCGCCCAGCACCACGCCGTCCTCGGTCACGATAGGCGCTCCGTTTACAGCGTCCACGTTGTTGTTCGCCACTATCGCGGGCTCCAGCGTATTCGCAATGCGCTCGATCTTCATCTGCTCCTCGCGAATCTGATCGTACCGGCGCTCTTGCACGCCTTCCGGGTAATCGGAACGCGAGACAAACGTAACCGCGTCGTGACTCGGGATCAGGTCCGCAGCTTCCATCACAACCCACTCAGCATCGACCTTCTGAATGCCGCGACCTCCGTCAGCCTTCAGGTAGATCTGCGTCGAATCCCCCTTGGCTTCCTTGCCCGCGGGCTTGACCGACTTGGACGCCAGCACGAAACCGCGAGCCTGCTTCACAATCGCGTACTCACGATCTTGGGGCAGGGCTTCCGCGATGGATTCCAACGTCTCGGGCTTGTCCGAGAAACCTTCAATCTGATCAAAGCCGCCTGTCCCCAGTGCCGTCTGATCCACGTAGGCCAGCTTTGGCGCGGGTGCCTTCCGCGGCAAGGGCTCGCCTTCCTTTGCGGCGGGCGTCTTCGCGGCCTGCGGCTTCTTAGCCTGCGAAGGCTTCTTCTCCTGCGAAGGCTTCTTCGCGGCCTCCAGCGCAGCTTTGCCCTTGGCCTCGTACTTGCTCCGCATCCACGCATGCAAGTCGTGCTCTCGAATGCGGATCGTTTGCCCGCTTTCATCGTGCTTGGCCGTGATCACACCGCTGTCCACACCGTGCACCTCAAAGTGTCCAGCTTGGCCCTTGTGCTCCAGCTTGAACTTGGACCCTGCCTTCAGGTCGGCGCTCGATACAATCGCGCCCGAAGCATCGCGGTAGTAGTACCTGTACTTCGGCTTCGGCTTCCCCGTCGGAACGCGCTTGATGTACTTGTGCCCAGCCGCCTTGAGCAAGCGGCGCTCGAACCGATCTGGACGCTCGTGCAGCGTGTCCATCGAGGCCTCTGCCATCCACACCAACTCAGTCGGGTCTGACGTGGGAACCATCACCAGGCGACGGCGCATGCGCTCCAGGTCCGCATCCGTGATGGACTTGGCCAAATTCAAATTCACGCGGCCACCATATCCAGATCCCAGATCGAACCGATTGTCGATCAAGTACCGCGAGTCCGACGTGCCCTTCAGCTTCTCGCGCAGCTTCGCCGCTTCGGGTGACGCGTTCCCTTGCAGCATGCGCAATGCCAGCTTGCGGATATCGTTGGCCCACTTGATCTGCTTCTCGGACCCGCGCAAGGGAGTCAACCCACTCTCGTCTTGGGCTTCCGTTGAAGTGACGGCACCCGTGACGGCACCCGTGCCGATGCGCGCTTCAATCGCGGACTTCATCTCGGCGGGCAGCATGTCCCCAGCGCCCAGCTTGTAGGCCAGCTCCGCGGCATTCTCCGCGGGCATCTCGTACACGTACTGCCCCGTGTATTGCTCCCGGCGACCACGCCCCAGCGACATCAACGTGACTCGATTGTTGTACGTGTCACCCGTCACCATCGTCTGCCCACCGGACGTGGTGGCTCGGAGGCCCTTCGTCGCCAGCGCATCGTGCACGCGCTCCTCGACGGATTGCTTGGCCACGTCCAGGTGCTCGGAATCGTCGTCCCCGATGCGAGCGTGCACCTCGTCAGCGCCCATGCGCTTCGACAGGGCGGGCATCCCCGCAGGAGGCACCCAGAGCGACAGGACCATGCGACCGCCATAGGACTGCTTAGTGCCGCTGGCACCGGCTGCCGCGGCAATCAACGCCGCGCGCGTGGCGGTACGCTCCGCAGGGCGACCCGTAACGGTAGTCAGATCCACCTCGAACACGCCCAGGGACGCGCGCCATTTGACGCCCACGCCCAGGTGCTTGCGCAGACGCTCCGCGGACAGGCGACCGGCCTTGAACTCCTTGTCGCGACGGTTACGCACGGACTCTGCGTAGTGCTCGTCGATCAGGTTGCGCCCGGCCTTGCGGCGAGACGCAAATTCGCGGAACTCAGTGCGAGACGCTTCCGCGTCACCCGTGCGGAACTCATCGGCTTCCGCGGCGGCCTCGACAGCCTTGATCACGTCTTCCGGATCGTCGGAATCCACGCTGCTCGCGTACTCCCACGCCGCAAGCATGCCCGCGTCCACCGTGATCTCAGGATCGCCCGTGGTCAATGCGCCCATCGAACGCAAACGCTTGGCGACGATAGCCGCTTGATGCGTTTGGGTTTCATCGTCCCCGATCATCCAGTGCATTTCGGTGCGCGACTTGCTGCCCAGTCGATGCGACCGGCCTGCCACTTGATTGAAGCTACGTGCCGACCAGGGCAGCGACAGATTGATCTGCACGCGCGGATTGTCGCCCGTGGTGTCGTGGAGGCTGATCCCCGTGCCACCCTTGGACATCGTGGCCACCACCACCTTCTTTTTGCCGGACTGGTACGCCGCTTGCTCGCCTTCGGAAGGCTTGCGCGTACTGCCGTGGATCTCGGCGACCTTGGTACCTCCACCAAACTCATCGACAAGGCGTTCCACAATCGGCTGAAACTTCGGCATCTGCTCCAGCAGCTCGTCCAGTTGCCGCGCGGTAGCAAGCATCGCGCCCACAAGTGCCGCCTTGCCCGGATTTTCCGACATTTTCTCGGCCTTCTCGCGAATGGCACGCGGAAAGTACCGCAAGTGAGCGTGATCGAACGTGCGGAAAGCTGTGTAGATCGCAACCTGCTTGCCCGCGGCCAGCTTTTCTTTGCCGAGTGCAATCGCACCTTCGGCCTTCACCTGCTCCCAGTACTGCGCGGCCCAGCCCTTGTACATGGGGGCGATACGCTGCTCGGGTACCCAGGCCGACGCCACTTGGCAGATCTCTTGCGCGGTAGCGAACGCCTTTTGCAGTTCCGGGGGCAGCGTGCGCGCGGGCACTGCGGTGAACATGGAATCAATGCCGTCCAGGCTTGTCGAACGGTTGATGGACAGGCCGTCCGCGTGAAGCGTAGCACCGATGGTCGCCATCGGAACGTGGCTCGACGGGTTCTTGATCTCGGAGTACTTCAGGGCCTTGACGTACGCACCGCACTTCAGCGCCCAGTACGCAAACGCGGACTCGTCGTCGTCCACGGGCTTGCCTTCCAGCTCGCGAATACCAGAACCCAAAACCTTCTCACCCTTCAAGTGATCCCACAGGCCCAGCTTTTTCAGGTAGTGGTAATCGCTCACGTTGGTAACGGGCGTCGCGGACAGGTACGCCACCTTGGTACCGCGATCCATCAACGTCTTGCCGTTTTTCGCCTGCGCACTGTCAGGGTTGTTCATGCTGTGCGCTTCGTCGAACGTGATCGTGTCCCAGTGCCTGCCCTCGAACAAGGCAGGACGCAAGCGGCGCTTCGGCTTGCCCTTCGAGTCCAGCTCGGGCTTACCGTCGGGACGCTTTACGATCTCAGACAGCTCGTCATAGGAGCAAATGTAGTACCCATCGTCGGCCTGCACCGACTCGGCCTTCTGATCCCGCATCTCGTGCAACGTGTGCCCGTACATGCCTGCCGAATCTGTCCACTGCTTCTTCAAATTGGCCTTGCCCGCAGTGGGCACCACGATCAGATTGCGCTTGCCCCCATGCGCCTGCATCGCGGCCAGAACCGTATTCGTCTTGCCCAGTCCAGCAGCATCGGACAGCAGCACGCCGTTGCCGCGTTCCCACGCAGACCGGATGCGTTCAGCGCCTTCCACTTGATGCGAAAACAGCTTTTCGATCCGTCCGCGAACAGCACCAGTGCTATCGCGCAGCTCTAACGGCTTCGGGAAATTGATCACAGCCTTCGTCAACTTCGCCGACTCCAGAATGTCGGGCATGAGATCACGGTGCAACGTGATCGCGGGGCTTGCATCCGTCAGCGGGGGAGGCTCGACAGGACCACTCAGGCCGAACGGTGTTTCCGGCTGCGTCAGCGCCTGCTCCACAAATTGTGGCGAGTCCGTCTCCTCAATGGCGGGTGCGTTCGCTGCAACTGCCTCGACAGCTACCGCTTGGGCACGAGTCCGAGCGCCTGATCTTTCGCTTTCCGTTCGCGGGCTCGCTGGCGCATCACCCGATCCACCTGTGCCTGATCCGCTGGATCCAGCGTCCAGTATCCGGGCACGTTTTCGATCACGCGGGGCTCGTTTCTCTTTGTCGGTTTTTGGCTTGGCATGCGTTTCCTCTTTCGGCGACGAACTGTACCCGCCAGCACCGTCCGGGTATCGGTATTCCCACTCGCCACCACGACGGCGACGTTGGCCACCAGGATGCTTGGTGTTCGGAATCGGCTGCCAGTCACCCGCGGCATGCGCGGGTGCTGCCTTGGGCTTTTCGGCCTCTTTCGCTTGGGTAGGTGGCGCACCGAACAGATCGAGCTGCGCAGCTTTTTGGAAAGTTGCAGAATCCGCAACTTTCAAACCCTTCTGGACGACCATGCGCTCGCCCTCATGGCCGGGACGCCGATCAAAGCGGGAACCTGCACAGGACTTGAGATACTGCGCGCACCGCTGCGCCAGCTCGTTACGCGCGGTCAGATCGGTGGGCGCAAGGGATCGCAGCAACGTCACTAGGCGCGAGCGAAACGTCAGAATGTTGCCGTCGGTAGCCATCTCGCGCAGGGCCTGCTCAACCCTGCTCGTGGAATCCGGATCCAGACCCATTCCGCGGGTCACGTCGCTCGGGACGCGCACCACGTCCGTCGTGCCAGGGTACACAGGCGCGGTCAGTGGCTTCGGGGCTCGGGTCAGATTGGCAAGATCCGAAGTGTCGAGACGGATGCTCGCGCGGCGGGACAGCAGCAATCGGGGGCCCTGTCCGGGAGTACGGTACGGCCCAACCAAAACGCCTGTAGCAGATTTTTTCATTCGTCGTATCCCAGGTCACTCACACGTGGAGCACCCTCGGCGGGCCTCCAACTTGGGGCACCGTATCCCGCACGTTGACCGCTGGCAACGCCCACTTGAGGCGAATACCCGTGCAGGTTGTCCAGGCGCTGCACCTCTTGCAGCACGTGCACAGCCTGCAACTCATCCCCGTTGTCGATCAAAATGCCAGCGTGCCTCTGCATGTCGGCGCGAATCCCTGCCACGTAGGAATCACGATCCACCTCCACGGGCACCTGCTCGCCCAGTCGAGCAAACACGGACTCGTGCAGCTCTTTCGTGACGGCGGGGGACGGGCCCTTTTGCGCATCGGCATCGCGCTTCGCCAAGATATCGCCAAACGTGGCATCGGGCGATCCCAGCACGTCGTCGAAAGCGGAACCGCCAGATCCACGCAGGGCAGCTGCGGAACAGATCCAGGCCGCCATCACCGTATCGTCGTGCGCTCCGACCGACCGCACCTTGCCGTTTACCCAGCCCATCATGCCCATTTCGCCGATCCAAACGTCCGTCATTTCGATTGAGTGCGCATCCCCGCGCGGAATGCGCCACTTGCCGTGCTCCAGGTGCATGCGCATACCGGGCACGCCGCGATCAATGTGATTCTTGTTAACGGCCACCGACGTTGCGCCGCGCTTCCATCCGTTCAGGGGTTGCGCGCCGCCGACGCCCGTCGTGAAGAACCTCGTAACCGGAATGTTAGTGGTGCGTACCAGCTCGTCCGTCCACACGCGCTGCGCTTGGTTGGCCTCGATGTACACCATGTCCGGTTGCATCAGCAGGTACTCCTCTTTGATCATTTCGATCTGTGCCGAGAACGACTTTCCGCGATGCCTCCGCATGTTCGCGAGCCAGTAATTCCCGAAGGGGTCCACTGCGATTGTGAAGATCACAAAGTAATCGGCCCCCACCTCCGCGGACAACGCGATATCCACGCCTGTGTACAGTGAGCACCGCTTGGCGGTCCAGTAGGCACCGGGCATTCCCAGCCGGTACGGCTGGCGCACACCAGGAGCCTCGAACAACCGCGCGGGAAACAAGCTGGCCTCGTCCGACAAGGGCTTGCACAAAAACTCGCGAGCAAAGCGGGCCTCGGATTTCAGCTCGGCGCGCTTGGCTTGCAGATCGTCGAGTGAGTAACGGGCGGGCCAAAGCGGAATGCCCGCTTTGATTGCAGGGTACTCGCGGTACTCGTACTGGCCAGTGCCGCGTAACGACTGGTACAGGTCCGATTGATGGAAGGGCGTGCCCACCACGACCAACTGCTTTGAACGATGCACCATGCCCGCGATAGCCGACAGAAAGTAATCAATGTTCCGCTGGCGGATCGTCTCGCTGTAAATGTCGTCGTCGTTCAGCACGTCGTCGGCGACCACGTAATCCGGGTGCGCGCCACGGGTACGCACGCCGAACCCGGCTGCGACGATTACGCTGCCATTGCGTAATCGGATGCGCTTGGCCGACCAGTGCCGATCACCCGAGTACGGAACCAAGTGCGCCAGCTTGGGATTCGACAGCAGCTCGGACTTGATCATGCCCATCAACCGTTCCGCTTGAGGCTGCGTAGCGGAAAAGATCATCCCGACCGATCCAGGCGTTACGTAACCCGCCTTCCAGATCGGGTACGCCAACGTCCAGTAGAACGACTTGCCGTGGTCACGCGCGGCCATGAGGCACACGCGATTGTGCGCCGACGCGAGATCATCCCACTCCAGGTGGTGCTCGCCGATCAGGAAGCGCCCGTGGTACGGGGCTCCCTTCGGCCCGGACAGCACGTGGTGCGCGAAATACGAACAGGAACTGCGCAACAGCTCGCGATCACACTCAGCCCAAAGCGGGTCTGCTCCAGGGGCAACACCCGCCAGTTCCGAAGCGGCCTCGATATCGGGCTCAGCGTAATCGGCAGACTCCAGCAGCACGCGCATGGGGCGAACTGGAACACCTGCCACGTGCGGGGTGCGGGGCGGCATGACTGCACGTTGGAGCATGCGGGGCAGCTTGCCGACAACGGGTGTGCGATCCATCTGGCACTACGCCTTCTCAACTACGAGGCGGATATCTTCGATGCGATCACCTTCGATGCCGTGGTGCCGATCAAACTCCTCGACCAGGCCCGCACGAAACGGAAGGGGTGCGGGAAACGCCAGTACGCGCAGAAACTCGTACAGGGTGTCAATGCGTCTGCCGTGCTCTTTCAGGGCCATCGTGTAGTTGCCCAGGGCAGTCGCCAATTCGCGATTCGCGGAATGGCCCATCGGGGTAGCGGGGGGTGTGTCCTCGTCGAACGGGGTACCGTCGCCATTCCCAGTGCCGGTCATTGCTGTACGCACTCCATGAGTCGCATCATGGAGGCACGCTAACACGCTCGATCAACGCGTACCAGAGGCAGACCTAGCAAGGGACAACAGCAAATCGCGGAAGGGCGTGGGCGTCATGCTGCGCGCGCGCTTGCTGATACGTTCCCAGCCCTTGCCCACTTCCCTCACACGCGAAGGTGACGGCAAGGACGGCAACGCGTCGAACGGAACGCCCACGACGTACAGCCACGTGCGTTTCGGCACGGGGCAACCGAACGCAATTTGATCAACTTGTGCCGTGCACGAACCGTCCAGGTGCGTCTGCCAACCGGAACCGTGGGGCTTGGGCAGACCGAACGCGCGAAACGCCGCAGACGATGCAGGGTGCTCCAGGACACCGCCGTACGTGCGCACAGCGTGCAACGCCGCTGCGAAACAACCGCCATCGTCGCCTTGGAGCTTGCCGTACTTCCACTCGGCGAGTGCGGCCATGCGCGACCATCGCGCGCAGGGCGGGTGCGCGACAACCGGATACGGCCCATCGTACTTGCGCGCGTCTCGCGTAACGTCCCACGCATCGACTCCAGGCAGGTTTGCGTAACAGCCTTTTGCGTCCACGTACAAGGCAGCGATCATAGGAACCGCCACACACGCGTGGCCACGATCCAGACTACACGCGCGAGCGTAGCGGCTCCCAGCGTAAGCACGAAGGCCACTAACCCAAACTCAACAACCCGCAGCACGAACGCCATCACTTTAGGCTCCATTGTGCTCTCCCGTGGTGGCGTTCTTGAACCAGCCCGTCGGATCCGATTCCCCATCCCACGACGCGAACGCTGCCCAGGCCGCAGAGCGATCATGGTAGCAGTACTCCTGCTCGTAATAGATCCCGTGGGGCTCAGACGTGCACGCCAAGCGCAGGTTAAAGATCATCTGACGCAAGTGCACTTCTCGCCGCGTGCCATCGGTCAGCGACTTCGCCGCGAGGCACCCAACGTAGTACTCATCGTCGGTGAATCTGCTCAGATTGTCTCTCACCGGGCAGCACTGTACCGTCAGGGGGTTTCCGTGTGAGGCCGTGCCCTTTGGTTTTGAATGCGCGCCTCCAGGGCGTCCAACTTGATGCCCATGCGCAATGCCACTAGATCCGCGCCGAACAGGTCCGCCATCTGCAACGCCGTAACCAGTACGTCCGCGATCTCGCCCACCACGTCCCATTCGTTAGCCTTGCCGCGGGTGTAGTGACACAACGACGTGATCAACTCGGCGCACTCCTCCTTGGACTGCTCACGCTGCGCACTGGCCCCAAACGCGTGAATCGGTGCCGGGGCCATCTGACGTGCACGCAGCAACGCCGACTCCATTGCCAGCTCAGGCAGGAACTTCTCGACGTACACGCCAGTGTCGCGCTGCACGTGCCAACCGTCCGCGACCAAACGTAGGACTAGGGCAGGAAACCAGGGCATTGCCCACGCGCCATCCAGCACGTACACAGTGCCCGCCGTGCGCCCTCGCGTGTGGCACTCATCGTGCACTGCCCGGAAGTCGTGTTCACGATACCGACGGCTGTGCTCCACAAACTGACGCCCGTCGCGCGGAATCACGTAGATCATGTAGGCAGGTTCCAGGCAGGAGGTAGACTGATCGGCAGGCAACCTGCTTTGGCGACCAAAGATGCGCCCAGCATCGCGTTCAGCTCGTTAAGGTTGGCGCTCATTGCCAGATAACCTCCACCCCATCGGCGAGGGAACCGTGATAGGTGTGCAGCGGCGCGAAGGGTAGCCAGTCCGCCCCTTGGCGCTCGCAGACGATCACCTGATGACCTACGGCCTTGAGCGCCGTGCAGCGATCTGCGAGCGCTCGGTAGTCCTCGGAACTCCATCGACTTCCGGCGTAGTAGACACCTTTGACCTGATAGGGAGGATCCACGAACACGGTGCAGGGCGCAGCATCCAGCAGCGAAGCACTGGCCTCGCGCCAGTCCCGTTGCAGGAACGTCCAGTGGCAAACCTTTGTAACCTGCGTCGCCAAGCGTGCCCGCGTCTTCGGCGACCACACGGATCCTGCAAAGTAGACGAGAGAGTCCGGGTTGGCGCGGCTGGACGCCGTGCGTTTCGGGACGGCACTGCCAGGGTTCAGCCAAAACCCGACGAGAGCTTGGGCTTCAACCGGAACCTCTGCGACCGAACGCACGGGAGAAACCAGATCGAGGATGCGATGTGGCTGCACGCTCGCGTCCAGCAGGAATTTCCAGGCGGCAGCAACGTGCGGACTGGCGTCGTAGAGATCGACTTCGCGCTCGTAGTGGTTAAGCGAGTAGCCGCCACCGCCCGCGAAAAGTTCCACAATGCGATTGTGCTGCGGCACAGGGTAGTGCTTGGCCGAGCGCCACTTCGCACCAAAGTATGGAAAGAGAGGGCCAATGGCTTTCATTTTACCCCGTGTTTCTTCGCCACGCTGGCGACTTGTTCCTCGACTTGTTCCTCGATTTCTTTCTGGCCCCCAGCACGCGCCCGATTCTTCATGTGCTTGCCGACAGGGTGACAGTTGGTGCAGTGGTCGCCGTGGCAATTGGGGTGGAAGTAGTTTTTTCGCTCGCCGTACGTTCGCATTGGACTGGCCCTTCCGCCAGATTATAAGGGCTCCCCCGTCGCAGCGTAATAACGCCTCAGCCTTGCGTACACTGCACCCACGCGGTCTGGACCTTCGCCAACGATGCGGCCCCACCGATAGTGCGCCCACCACGCGTGATCGACGCCAGCACAGCGAGTCTCGTGGAAGTTGCGCCAGAATACCAAGGCCGCCACGGCCTCCACGGTATTCGTGCGCAGATCTTCCAGCACGTGCTCATTGCCAGCGTACTCGGGACGCAACGTGCCCGTGACCCGCACACCGAACACGCCGTGGTCATGCGAATCCACGTGGTTCGCATTCTGCCCCCAGCGGCTCTCCTGATACGCGATAGCGAGCAACAACGCGGGGTCCACCAGGCGCTCGGACCGCAGGACCACCGCCGCGAGATCTGACGCTTGCTGGACGGGCAGCGTGGAATCGAAACGCAGC